CGTAGGCCGTTCCTGAACTCGCACTGGGCGCAGACCGCCGCGGACGGCTGGGCGCCGTAGACGGGCAAGGCGAGGCTGTTGGTGCATTCCCCGCCGACCATGTACTTGCATGGCTCAGAAGTAGCAGGGAGGGTTTGCATTGGCAGTGTATTCCTTGAAGCAACACGGCTCGTCGACCGTGTAGCTGCCAAGGCAAGGATCGGCTGTGTTGTTGTCGACGCCGATGCAGTTGCCCTCCGTCCTGCCGAAGTAAGGCACTACTGCAACCGCTGGGATCGGGCAATTGGTCGGCGTCTGCCAATCGGACGGGTCCACGAAATGCAAACCGAACGGATTCGACCCGACAAGGTGCGTGTCGCCGCACGCCACTGGAATCGCGCCGGCAGGGCAACGCGCCACGGGCAACATCTCGCCTGGCCACACAATGTCATTCAAAGCCTTGTACGCCGTGCGCCACTGGAACAAACCGCCATTGAGGTATAGCCCGGCGCGAGTCAGCGGGAGGTTGTTGCAGTCGAGAGGGCCGGTGCAGTCGAAAGGCTGCAGATCGGTCAGCCAAAACTCCCCGAGCGCCACCGACACTGGACACACTGAAATCGTGTGCAGCCAATTGCACGTGGTGCTCTGCCAGCAATATGGCGTGACCGTCAGCAGATACGGAATGGCGTCCACCCCGTTGTACGCTCGCGTTTCGGTGCAAACCGCCGGGTACTGGCAGCACGAACCGCGAGCCACGATGGTGACGGACCATGTAACGTCGCACGTTCCGACACGGCGATAGCAGCACGTTCCACCCGCAATTGTGCTGCGTGTGATCGGGCCGGAGCGGAACGAATACTGGGCATTCACCTGTACATCGTGCGTGAGTGGCTCTTCATCGTTGAACGTGCATCCCGGCACAGCCGCGCACGGGTCCGTACGACGCGGATCGAATTGCCAATTGACGTTCCACGACATGCACGCAGCCAAATAGCTGGTGCCGAAGTCGCAGCCCGTGCAGACGCATGGACCGGGTCCGCAGCAACATGCCCTGTGGTTCGTCATTTGACGTAGCTCGGCGGGACGAGATACCAGCCCTCGGGTATCTCGATGCGGTTCTGGGACAGCGTCCACTCGCCGTTCACGCGGTGGTACACGCGGAGCTCAGCCCGTGGGCCCACCCTCATCGGGCTTTCCTCGGGCACGAATATCGTCCTGCTGGCGCATCCACTCAGCAATGCGATTGCCAGCGCGCTCAAGACGATCGCGGTCCACGTCAGCATCCACGGCAACAGACGATCTCTCGATGCGCCGGTCAAGCCAAGCGAGGAGAGCCACCGCGACCTGGGCGACGATCCGCTCAAGCACCGTCGCCCTTCTTTGCGTCACGCGCAAAGATGAGTCCGATCCCTGCCATGATCGCGGCGATTGCCGTGGTCCAATCCACGGTTGGCCACGTCGAGACGATGCCGCCGACAGCGGCGATGATGGCGCCGATTCCGGCAAGCGTGGTGTTTCGGTTGTTCATCGGTTGTTCCTCAGCCTCTCGACCTCGGCCTCAAGGTGGGCGACCCGCGCGAGAAGCGCGGCGATCTGCTCACGGAGCGAGGCGATTGTCCCGTGTAGCCACGCCGTCGCGGTGAGTACCGCGGCGAATGGCGCGATGATCGCGGCAAGCGTTTCGACGGACATGGTTCACCAATCTGCAAGAACCTTGATGGTCAATGACGCTGCGCCTTCAGCTCGGACGAACACCTCGGCGGGATTTCCGCGAAAGTCCAGCGGAGCGGCGCCACTTGTAAGTTGCCAGCTCGCGCTAGGGCTGGAATTGGACGCAACAAGGCAAGTCGCGCCCGAGAGGTTCTGCAATTGAAGCGACACGTTGGAGTTGAACGTGCTGTCAAGCGCGATCCATGCGCCCGTATTTGCGTTTGCAGCGACGGAAAAGACTTTGATCGGCATGTTATTTCGTAGCCTCCGGGGTGACGTAGTAGGTGCCCTCAAACGCGCGCGTCACGGCGCCTGTCGAGGTCTGCGTGTACTCGATGTCGTAGACGCCCTGCGATGGGGCGGGAAGATCGTCCGTGGTCGATGCCGACACGTTGCAGCTCAGGTTCGTGTGCTGGCCGCTGTGGACCGCGGTGAACGTGTTGATGGTCAGCACCGTGGTCGTGCTCGCATGCTGCGGACGGAACTTCGCGAGGAAAGAGTAGCCCGTGGCCAGCTGCTTGTTGTCGATCTGCCACGTCTGCACGAAGTTCGCGCCCTGCTCGATGATGACGTCGAGTTGCTGTGCCATGTGTTGACCTCATCCGAAGCAGAGGGTGCGGACACGCACGAAGCCTGCGCCGCCCGCGCCGCCCGCGCCGCCTGCCGTCGTGCCCTTTCCGCCGCCGCCACCGCCGCCGCCGCGCACGGCTGCACCGCCAGCGCCGCCAGCGCCTGCGGTGCCCTCACCGCCGCCGCCGCCGCCGTTGCCGAATCCCGTGATCGTGTCGTAGCCGCCTGCGGTTCCCGCAACACCCGTGGTGCCGCTCGCGCCGCCTGCGCCGCCGCCGCCAGACGCTGGCAAGCCGGAAGCTGTCTGTCCGCTTGATGCCTTTCCGCCAGCAGTGGACGCAGTGCTGGTGTAGCCGCCAGCGCCTCCGCCGCCTGGACCCATCGGAAAACCGACGTAGCCGCCGACTCCGAGTTCGGCACCGCTTCCAAATACGGCCCGAACCCTGACTCCACCAACGCCGACAACTTCGTTGTTCAGTTGGTCCAGCTCGTTGGAGGAGTTGTAGCCCCCGCCAGCTGCGTAGATGTGCGTGCCAAATGAGCTGCTAGCCGCCGTCGCTTGCACAAGGAATGCTTGCGCAACACCGCAAGTCACAGAAACAGTCGATGCCAAGTCAGATGCAAGGAACGTCTTGCAGGCAGTACGTCCAGCGAAACCACCTTCGCCTGCGGTTCCCGTGGTTCCCGCATCTCCAGCTGTTCCAGCACCGCACATCGTGACCTCGACCCACAGCGCGTTCGCGGGCTTGGTCCACGTGCCTGACGCGGTGAAATCCTGCGTGTTGACGCTGAGCGTGCCGCCGCCGCCGACCTGTACGCCGCCGGCGGTCGTGCCGTCGCCGATGTACAGCTGCTTCGTGTCGGTGGTGTAGATCGGCTCACCCTGCACAGGCGTGATCGTCGTGCGGTCTGCGTTGGTGCCTCGGCGTAGTCTCAGCGGCATCAGTAGGTTCCGTAGTCGGTGGTGAAGGTCACTGGGTCGGCGAAGGTCTGCTGGTCGTTCTGATTCATCGAATCGTAGAACTGGCCGAAGTCATCGAACGTGATCCCGCCGTAATCATAATCGCCCATCGGGGCGTCGAGGTCGCCGCCCTCGAATTCGAGGTCGGTCGGGCGCAGCATCAGGCCGTAGTCATCGTCGGCGGTGAGCGGCGTGCCGCACTGGCCGTCGATGGCCTGCGTGTTCACGATCATGTAGATGCACGTTCCGCTGGTCGACCACCACGGAAGCGCCATGACGTACGTGCCGATTGGGATGGGCTGCGCCTGGAACCCGGCGGGAATGTTTGTCTTCAGGACGCCGTACGAGACGTAGTCCGATTCGTTGCTTAGCTCGGAGACGGACAGCGCGGAGTAGGTGCCTTCGTTGACCGAGTTGGTGGGTGCGTATGGGGAACCGCCGCCCATCGTCGCCTCGCGCACCGTGTACAGGTACCGCTTGTAGCTGCCGCCGATCAGCGAGAAGTTCGTCACCTTCATCAGCTTGTGCTGCACCACGTCGGGGGTCGCAAGCTGGCGCGACGCCCGGTTGATGTCGAGGACCGACGTGCGGAGCTGTCGGTCGCTGGACCTCATGCCCACCAGCCCTCGATGGTCCGCCCTTGCCATGCCGTATCCAAGGTACCGTTTACTTTGAAAATGTCATTGAAATTGATGGCAGTGCGCGCGGGTCGCACCCACTTCACGACGGATGGCGCGCCGCCATTCAGTTTCGGATAACCCTTCTCGTCGGACTCGCAGACCTGTTCTAGGTGGAACCACGGATCAAACAGGAATTCAAAGATCGTCTCGTAGAACGGGTATCCATTGCTGCCCTTCTGCGCGGTGACGCCCTCGCAGATCAGCGTTCCCGCAGGCGACCCGGCGAAGGTCGCTGAATTGATCTTGTTGATGTAGGTGCTAAATCCCGTTACCGCATAGAGCATTGAATCGACGCTGGCATCTAGCGTCAGCCGCACCCGCATCGCAACCTGGGGAACCTGGACGGATGTCGGCTGCGTTCCGTTGCTGACTGAAGTTCCGCCGATGTCGCCCGTCGCGTTGGTGTTGGACGGTTGCGTCGTCCAGCCCGTGCGGTAGATGTTGGTTGCGCGGGTCTTGGCGTTGTATTCGGTGGATGACGGAAGAACGAACGCAAGCGACTCGCTTTCAAGATCGTCCATCCAAAGCGTCGACCATACGACGGTGAAGATGATCGCCTTCGACCCGATTGCGGTCCGATACGTGATGTCCCGGCATCCGAGGTGCCTTTCCCATGTCATTCCGGTTGGCACGCTCCCTGGCGGGACGTACGGTGCGTTGATGGTCGGTATGTGGCCTTCGCCCTGGATAGCCGCGATCTCCGTGTCGATGGTGATGAACCCGTTGTCGATGCGACGGACGGTGATCTGCTGCGTGATCGTGCGCGGCTGGCCAAGCTCGCCAATCCGCACGTCGACGCTGTTCATGGTCTTTGCGTAGGTCGGCATTAGATCGTCGCCTGGTTGATCTTCTCAAGGATGACGCTGTTTCGCAGCAGGAACTCGGCCATTGCGCTCAGCGGCGCCTCGATGCCCGCCCACGGCTCCGCTTCCTCGATGCGCTTTTGCTCGAGTAAGGCGCGGTTCACGTCCTTCGCGCGCGCCTCTCCAGCGGTCGCCAGCTGGGACTCCATGCCCGCGACCACAGTGCCCTTTCCTGCGAGCACGGCGCCCGTGTAGGCGGCTACCTGGCTACTGAACTCGTCAAGCGTCCGCGCGATGTAGCCAACCGTCGATTCCTCGGCGCCCGTGGCGAAGGCGCCCGTGAATGCCTGCGCAAGTGACGGCGTCTTGCCACGCGCGGTCTGCTGTTCCATGTCGGCAAGCCGCTTGAGGATCGTGGAGTTTGCCGCGAATACCTGAGTGCCAGTCTCGTTGAACTTGGCGAGCGCATCGGTCGCGCCCTTCGATTCGGCTTCAAATATCTTCATCATCTTGGACGCGGCGAGGAACGGCGCCATGCCCAAGCCGATGCCGACAGCGGCGCCAGCGAACCCGCCGCCAAGACCGCCGACGCCTGACAGCATCCCGCCGACAGGTCCAGCCCCCAGCGCGCCAAGGCTGGGCGTGATCGACGCGCGGATCCTGCTGATCCGCTGCGCACTGTCTGCGACGGTTCGCTCGACCTTCTTCATCGCCACGGGCACTTGCTCCGTGTTCACGACTACTGGGATCTTTAGGGTCGGTAGTGCGCTCATGCCCGGCGAGCCTCCCGAGTGGCGTTGTCAAGAGCCCGCATCATAAGCGGTCGGATGATCTGCTTGCCGACCATAGCGGCCTTGAACAGATAGTGCCGCGCGTACTGGCTTTGAAAGGTTCCCTTGTATCCGCGGACGCCGCGGCGCCAGCCACGCCCGCCCGACACAGCCTGATCGTTTCGGGACAGCTTGGAAGCGCGTTCCCTGATCGTGCGGACGTGCGGCTTCCCGTTGCGATAGACGGTGATTTGCTTCGTGAACGCCTGACCGCTCGCGATGCGGATGTTCTTCTGCCGCACTTCGTTTCGGGCGACGTTGCCGCCCTGCCCGAACCCGCCGTAGTTCCGCGGGAACGCGTGCCAGCCGACCTCCATGAAGTGCGACTTCCACCCGACGAACGGAGACAGGCGACCTAGCCGCGCCTCGCGCGGCGTCTTGATCGTCTCGGAACGGACGCCGACAGCGGCCCAGACCGCCCGCTTGTAGGTCTTGATCTTGTAGAACAGCTGCTTCTTGGTGCGCTCGGCGTTGCGCCAAGCGAACCCGCGCGCCGCCTTGCGGACTTGTTGCGCCCACGGCCTCAGCGCGTCCTTGGCAATGCGGGCGCGCATGTTCTTGGGAAATCCCTGCAGCGCGGCGTTAAGCCTGCGGATGCTGTCCTGGTCGATGCTGGCCGACATGTACCCCGCGCCGCGGGCCGTGGTTCTTCCCGGCGAGCGCGTCAAGCCTGCTGCGGATGCCTGTCCAGTCGGGAATCTCAAGCGCGCCATTGATAAGCACCACGGAGATGCGGTCGAGGTCGGTGCTCGTCCATTTCAAGGCGCAGTCCAGCACCGTGCGCTGCGCCTTGCTCAGTCCCGGCCTTCCTCGTAGAGGGCTTCGCACTCCCTGCCGATGCGCTGGACCATGAGCGCATCGCAGCCGCCGACCTCGTCGGCAGACTTGAACACGGGCAGGCCGTTCTCGATCAGGTGTCGCCATACGAGCCACAGGTAGATGCGCTCGGGAGCCCGCTTTGACTCCTCTAGGAGCTCGAGCAGATCCAGTGCGCTCGGACGCCTGAGCGTGACCGAATGCCCGTCGATTTCGACGGTCTTCGGCTTCAGGGTAAGTGCGTCTCGGATGCTCATGCAATTGTCACGGGATTCGCAGTCGGAGATGCATCGGTTGTGTATTGGAAGCTGACCGTCGCGCGCACGACGCTCTGCGCCTGTGCAGTCACTTCGTAGGACGTGACGAATGCGTTGCCGGTGATGGTGGTTCCGCTTTCGAGGGTAAGCACAAGCGCGCCCGCCGCCGTCGCCGTGTTGATGTCGGTGAGCATTGTGAAGTGCGGCGCGTCCCCTTCATCAAAGAAAAGGTCAAGTGTCGCCGTCGCGCCCGCCACCCCAGCGATGTACTGCTGGGTAGGCGTGCCGATGGGCGTGATGTCGAGCGCGGGGCGATTGATGCTAACCGATGCGCTCCCGACCGCTGGCACGGCTGTTCCCTTCCAAGTGAGGCTGCTAAGTGCTGCGTTGATCGCCATGTGTTATTCCCTGTAGTAGATGTCGATGGTAGCCGTGACCTCGGCTGGCTCGGCCTCGTCGCCCTCGCCCACCGAAGCCTGCGCCGTGACGTGTCCGCGCCATATGACCGCGTCGAAATCCGTGATCCCGTACGTGCCTGCGCCGCAGGCGACCTTGAGCGCGGGCAGGATGTCGAGCGCGGCCTTGGTGGTCGCCGCAATGATGTTGATATCGACGGTAGCGAGCCTGACAGTAGCGCCGCCTGCGATGCTCTGCTGCTCGAGGTTGCTGAGTTCGTAGGTGATCGCGGGCAGGATGCCGTCCTGCAGCCGGTACCCGTGGGATATGCGCGCGGCGGGGATCGCCGACGTGAGCCCGGCGTAGCTCGTCAGCATCGTGCGCACGTCCTGCTCGATGTTCACGCCGGGCATCAGTTCACCTCCGTGCACTGGATGACCGCCACGCGGTCGGCCTCGTCGAGGTTCTGGATGCTGTTGATCTTGAGCGAGCGCCCGCGCACGGAGACGCGGCAGGCCTCGGAAAGCCCGATGTTGTGGACCTTCTGCCAGCGCGCGCGGAGCTCGACGTTCCGCACGACGGCGACTCCGTCCGCGTACGACTGCTCGGTGGCGCTCTGCTCGCGGAGGTCGCACCAGAACGTGCCGATGTCGGTCCACGTGGTAGTGCGCATGCCGATGGCGTCGAGCGTGGTGCTCGGCTGGGACGCGGTCGCGAGGCGCCTGGTCCTGCCAGCGGAGATCATCGGATCCTGCTCCCCGTCCCGATGGCCGCGATGATGTACTCGACCGACATGGGCACGACGCTGAGCCCGATGGGCTGGAACGCCTCGGGGTTGTTGTACCAGGCGCCGACCAGCGCGATGATGGCGTGCACGATCTCGTTCGGAACGTACTCGTACCCTGCGACGTAGCTCACCGAGATCGCCGTGCCTTCGTACGTCGCCGGTTGCTCCAGGAAACGGATGCGCACCATCGGGCCGTCCGTGCGGTCGATCCAGTAGTCGCCTGATGGCATTGTCGTGAGGACGTTCGACGCGTTGTAGTAGGTCACGCTGTCGACCGCGCTGAACGGATGGTCGGGCAGCAGCGTGTCTGTGAACTTCGACAGGTACAGCGTCTTCGTCGTCGGCGCCAGCGTGACCTCGCACTTGCGCTCGATCAGGGACGATGCGGCTTCGCGAAGCCGGATCAGGTCCGCATCGTCGTCGTCATAGTCGATCTTAAGGCCCGACTTGATCGTTGAGAGTGGCACGCTCATTCAAAACGCTCTCGGGTGGTTTCCCACCCGGAGCGCAGGGAGAAAGGAGATGGATCAGCAGGTGATCGCCGCAAACGCGTTCGCCAGCATGATGCGGCTGTCGGTGCGCGTGTAGACGATCAGGTTCACCTGGTGGGTCGCGGACTCCGAGTACGGATCGACAATCGACGTGATCCCGGTGCGGTCGAAAATCTCGAAGTACTCGAAGTTTCCGATCAGCATGAACACGTTGTTGTTGGCGGTCGCAGTGCGCGCGTACTTCGCCACGCGGTACGGAACGCCGTAGAGCGTGCCCGGCATCCCGCCGACCATCGAGTTCGCGGCATCCGTGCCCGGCGTCCAGATGTATTCAGTGGCCGGAGTGTACGTGTTCGTCGGCGTTCCGACCGTTCCGTAGCTGGTCTTGAGCTTGCGGACGTGCTTCAGCAGCTGGTCGTGCATGACCCACGAGAACCGCGGACCGAAGCGGTACTCCGGCGGCACAAGGTGGTACGTGTCGATGATGTTGTCAGCGGTGATGTTGGTGAACGCCGTCGTTCCGAGGTCGACAACCTGGGACAGGCCGGAGAGCTTCGACTGCATGCTTGAGCCCATGCAACCCTCTGGCTGGCTGCTGCCGGTGCCGATGGTGAACGCCTCTTCCTGCTTCAGCGCGATGGACATGCCGCACTTGTCGGCGCAGTACGCAAGGCCGGTGCCGATGCCGCCCGATCCGATGGCGTCCTCGATGAACTCCTGCGAGATCGTCAGGCGCGTAGCGTACTTGTACGGGACCACGCTGATCGCGGTGTCAAACGTGATCTCATCCTGCGTGACGCCGGACGCCTCTCCGATCAGGTTGGTCGCGGGCAGCGCACCCTCGACGGTGATCGTGCGCTTGGAGTCGATGCTGCTGACGCGGGCGAGGCTGCGGATGACGCCCGCCTGCTGCATCTTCTCGATGATGCGGCGCTCCATGTCGGTCGGCACGCCAGCGTTGGTCGTGGTCAGCGCGATGTCGGTTGCCGCGCGAAGCTCGGCATCGTTGCCCGTCGCTACGTAGTTGAGCCACGCGCGCGCGTACTTCTCGCTAGACCGCGCATCGCCCTTCGCCGGGTTGCCGATGTTCGCACGCGACTTCAGCGTGGGCTCGGACTCGAGCTTGCTGAGGCGCTCGCGGAGCGACTTGAGCTCGGCGGCCTCCTGCGCGCGGAGCTCGATGGCGGTCAGGTCATCGTCCATGCGCGCGAACTTCTCGCGCTCCTCGCCGCTGCCGCGGGTGTCGACGGTCTGAGGCGCGCGTCCCGTGCGCGCCTCGTACGCATCGAGGCTCTTTCGGTACTGGTGGGTGATCGACTGAAGCTCGTTCAACTCATCGGACATGACTTGCCATCCTTCTGAAATGCAATGCGAGCCGCGCGAAAGCGGCCTCGGTGTAGGCCGCGGAAACGCTCCGCAGGCTCGAACTGGTCTGTGGGTACGCCGCGTCCTGGACGATGCTTACCTCTACAAGCTGCGCGCGCTTGACCAGGCGTTCGGTGCGGCTCTTGTTCCAGCTGTCTTCCGCGACGTAGAAGCCGAAAGACATCTCGCCGCTCAGGTCGCCGCGCTCGATGAGCGCGCGCACGTCGTTGCCGAGCGTTGTCTCGGGAAGCGTGGCGGTGAACGCGAGCCCGTTTCGGTCGCTCTTGAGCTGGAGGGTGCCAGACTTCGTGCGCGCCAGCGGCATCGACGCGTCGTGGTTGTAATAGAGCTTGACGTCGGCGCCGCTGGCAAGCGTCTCGTTGAACGCGCCCGGCGCAATCCTTTCCACGAACTTGCGACCGCCCTCGACAAGCTCGCGCGAGTCCTGTCCGTAGACGGCGGCATACCCCGAGAGCGTGCGCCCGTCCATCGACTGTTCGACCGCGGTGAAGTCACGACGTGAAATCATTGATTGCCCCCGCGTTCTCGCTTGTATCGTCGCCGATGTTCGTGGTTCCCCCGCCCGTTCCCATGTTGAGCGCGATCACTGGCTCATCGAGGCCGGGCAGCGGCGGCAAGTCGAGCTCTTCGCGCGCTTCGTTGCGCGTCATCACGCCAGCCTCGACGGCAGTGCGCAACGCGGCCATCGTCTCCGCCATGCCCGGGCGTACGAGATCATCGATGTCCCATGCAACGGACGTTCCGACGCCGCCAAGCTTCATGGCGATCTCGGCGCCCCACACGGCGCACCAAGGCTGGATGGCGGTCTGCACGTACATGCGCGACAGCCATTCAAGCGTCGAGTACGACGGGCCGACCGTCTCGGACAGATACGAGGACGGCACGCCGTAGATGCGCGACACATCTCCGACGCTGTACGCGCGCGCGGCCTGCAGCCCGGCATCGTCAAGCGTGGAACTTATCCGCTCGACGCGCATTCCCTCTGCGAGTACCAGCGGCCTGCCCGTGTTCGCCGTGCCCGCGTGCTTTGACTCGTAGTCGGCCATGATGCGCTGGCGCGCCTCAAGCGAAAGCGGTCCAGGATGGACAAGTGCAATCTTCGGGTTTCCAGCGTTGCTGTACGCCTTGAGCGCCATGTCTTCCTGCGCGGCCATCAGCTGCAGCGAAGTGCGGCACAGGTTGATCGGCGACTCGCCCCAAAGCCCGTTGAAGTTCGGCGCCCTGAGATGGAACACCTGGTCCTGCTGGAGGTCGCCGTAGAGGCGCGTCTTGTAGACCGGGCGCGGTCCCTGCGTGTCGAGGCTGACGCTGTCGGGCTCGAGCAGGATGAGCTCGATGAGCTCGCCGCCGCGCGTGCGGTTGATCGCGGCAAACGCGTTGCCCCACAGCAGCACCTGCATTGTCATCGCTCGACGGAACTCGAACGCCGACATGTACGGCGACGGGTTCTCCAACAGCGACTGCGCGCCAGCCGACGTGACATCGACTTCGATGCGGGCAACATCGTTGGCGATCAGGCTGCAGGCTCGGTACACCGGCGTGTATCGCAGCGCGTTCGACGCGCCGACGAACGGAATGCTGCCCGACGATTCCTGCAGGATCGTCGCGGTGTACGGACCTACGAACAGGCGCTGTAGCAATGCCTTCAGCACGCCGTTAGTTTCGCACCTACTAACAGCCCGCAGCGGCGCTAAACGTCGGATTCATACACACTGGCGCGCTTGCCGCCCCAGCAATGGACGGCGATGATCGCTGAGACCAACGGGTCGATTATGCAGTTGGTCCGAGACTTGACCGGACGGATATTCCCGTTCCTGTCCTGCTGGGCCGCGGCCTCGGCGCACGCCCGACGCATGATGGGGTCGTCGCCTATGACTAGCTTGCCGCCAGCCCACAGGTTTTGGAACAGCTGGCAGCCCGGTCCGAACGTGGCGATGCCCATTCGGTAGGCGGTCATGGGAATGCCGTCTGCCTCGCAGACCTCGACCAAGTACTTGCTGCCCCATGCGTCGTAGCCCACGGCGCGGATGTCGTACTCGTCGCGCAGCCTGTTGAGCGTGGCGCGGACCGATTCGTAGTCGATCTCTCGCCCTGGCGTCAGCGTGATTCGCCTGTCCGCGGCCCATGTCCGGACGGGCATTCGGTAGTCAAGCTCGCGCTGCGCGATGTCCTGCGCAGGCCACCAGTAGTGGCCCTTGAGCGCCACGCGGCCATCCTCAAGCGGGATCGCCAGCATCAATGCGGTCATGTCCAGGCTCTTGGACAGGTCGAGCCCGATCCAAGCGGGCTTGCCGCGAAGCGCCTCGCAGTCGGGCGTCTCGTTGCCGGGCCACAGCTGCATGTCGAGCCAGCCGCCCGTGTTCTCGTCGGTGCGCGCGCAGTGATAGCGCAGGAACTCCGACCGCCCAATGGGGCTTCTTTTCATTGTGTTCCAGCTGCGCCGCAGGCTGACGCGGTCGGGCTGGCCGTACTGCATGGCGGGATTCGCCTTGGGCCATGCCGCTTCATCGTCGGGCGTGTCGGCGGGGTCGATGCCGTAGAGCGCGGCGAACACCGAATCATCCTCGACCTCGTTCCGAAGGATGCTTTCGGCGTTGGCGACGAGCTCGCCGTAGATGTTCTCGGGGTTGGCGCCCGGCGTGGTGATGATGAGGCCGAGCGATTCCCTGCGCTTGCTGCCTGTAGTTAGCAGTTTGGTCAGGAAGCGGCCCTTGAACTCAGCGGCCTCGTCTGCGATCCAAAATGACGGGTTGAGGCCGTCAAGCGCCCGCTCCAGCGCGGGCAGTCCCGTCATCAGGCAATCACGTTCCTTGATCTCAATGCGGTCCCACAGCACGTCGACCTCGTCGCGTTCCTGCCGACGCATCATGGTGCGGGCCGTGTCCAGGCAGATCGCCGCCTGTTCTTCGTTGTTTGCTATCACATGTACCCGGCGCCCGTCGCCTAGCAGCAAATCCCACAGCGCCAGCCCTGCGGCGAGCGTTGTCTTGCCGTTGCCGCGGGCGACTTGCAGGATGGCAAGCTTGGTTCGCCGCCTGCCGTCTTCCCGGTAGCGCCAGCCCCACAGATTGGCGATCACCCACGTCTGCCACGGGTGCAGTTCGAACGCCTTGCCCGAGTCATCGCCTACGAGCGTGAGCGTGCTGAAGTGCGCCTCAATGCGGGCGACAGTCTCCCAATCCATGTAGATGTCGGTGCGCTGGATATCCAAGCGCCAGCGCCTCATCGCGGCGTATATCCAGCGTCCCGCGACCACGCGACCGTGCTCGACGGATGCGACGTAGTCCTCGACCTTCCGTGCAACGTCCTGTAGATCCACGAAAATAGCCTAGCAACCGAATCGGATAGCCGCAGAAGCCCGCAAGATCGCGCGTGAATTTTTTAAGCTTGCGGATGGGCACCATAGCACGCTGAAAACGCGGTTTTTAGCCCCCTCCCCCACCCTCATTTTTGAGCCAAAAACGCGGTTTTTCTCGCGACCCTAACGAAACCCGTTCGGATCGTTATGCAGTGCATGATGGCACGCACGGCACAGCGTTTTGAGGTTTCCGACGTCATAGGTGCGTTCGGGCGCGTGCTGGCGCGGAACGATGTGATGGACCTCTTGCCCTGGCATGTTGCAATGGGCGCAGAACGGGTGGTTGCGTATCCACCAGTTGCGCAGGATGGTCCATCGATTGCCCTTGAGCCTGTTGGGCTTAGACGGCATCGAGCGGCTGAATGCCGGTTTGTGCTCGAATAACTTCACTGCGTATCCGATCCACGTGTGCGATGGCCTGCCGCGCCGTGACCGAATCCTCGATCCATTGGGTCAAGGGAACTATCACCATCCATTCCCCACGGTTCTGACGGGTGAACACGCCCCATGCTCGGCCATGCGCGTCCCTGCTGGCTTGGTCTATCCAATCGCCCAGCCTGACGCGCTCCACGCGCTTGACCTCTACATGGAGCGAACACCCCTCGATGAGCACGTCCGACGCCTCGCCGCTCTTTCCGCAGTACTGGACGCTCCGGCGAGCCATGAGCCCGAGCCTGTTCAGCTCGTCCACCAGCTCACGCTCGCCGCTGGCGCCCTTTGCACGGCTGTTCAAGGGCATCGAAGTGCATCCTCAAGCTTGTTGGTCAGATCGCGAATGATCTGCAGCTGGCGTTCAATCACGTTGCCTTGCTCGACAAGCATCTTCTGCGCCTTGTTGAGCACAACGTCCTGTGCGTCGATGATGGTCTGCAACTGGGAAAGTTCGCCAACCTGTACGGTGAGCCTGTGGTTCTCTGCGCGAAGCGCGGAGATCAGTTCTGCGTGTTCAGCGTGCACGGCTTCTCCCTTCGATTTGCAGGGCGATCTTGATGGCGTCGCAGTAGATGCACAGGCTGTGAGTCGGGCACACGTGGGCATCGATAAACTGCATTGCGAGGACGCGCTTCGCAAGCAGTTCTGCCACGGACACCTTGTGCATGGCGTCGAGCCAGCCTTGCCGGTACATCTCAAGCTGCTTGTCCTGGTGCGGTCCCTCGCGGAACTCAAGGCTGCGCTCGGGCTGCATGTTCCGCACGTCGCCTTCTTGGCGCTCTGCCCACTCGAAGTCGGATTCACGCCGTGACATTGATCGACCCTCCGAGCTTCTCGACCTCGCGGCGGAGCTTCTCAATCAGGCGCACGTAGCCCGTGCGCTCCATCTCTTCTTGGCGCATCTTCCATTCGCGCTCACGGTCGTACGCGCGCGATGCGAACGGCGGGTGGACGCGATAGCACTCCACGTCCTGACCCGCCGCCGCCCTGAGGCAGAGCAGCCGCCACTGACGCGTCCCGGTTCGCCAGCCGTAGTCTGCGTACTTGCGTTCGCATTCGGCCTTGAACCCGTCAGGCAGCGCTTCGTATGCCTCACGCTCTGCGTGTTCGTCGTATTTCCATCCATTGTCCTCAATCGTTTTCGCGGGGGGACGGGAGCCCTGAGGCGACCTGTCTCCCCCGCGCGGCTTGTCCTCCGCAATGCGTTCGTAGATCGCCATGTACTTCAGCATGTAGAAGCCCTTGTAGGGCTTCCGCTGCGCGTAGACCTC